TTATACGTGGACTGAGAAGGCGAAAACTTTTGTCATTCCGGAATTGGACTCCACTTTTGTGGAGAGATATGAGGAGGCTGATCGTGAAATTACAATAGGTAACGTGCCAGTCTTCTTATGGGTGTCATCAAACAAGGATGAGTTGCGTGCGATTGAGAAGGTTAAGCTTGGGAAGACGCGTGTTTTTGAGATGCCACCTCTGGAATTTAGTTTGTTGGTGCGTAAGTATTTTGGACCATTCCTCAATCATATGAAGGCCAATCCTGGATTTGAAACTATGTGTGCAGTTGGTATTGATAAGGAGACCGTATGGAATGCTATGTGGCAGGGTCTTCGTGGGAATAGCGATATTGGATTTGATGTTGACTATTCCAATTATGATGGTAGTGTGACACCCATCGCTTTCGACTTCTTTAGGGCGGTGACAGATTGTTGTCTGCCCGAAGAGACGAAGCAGCAAAGACACTGTTTGTTGCATGTTTTGCAACACTCATATGTCTTGTGTCGCGAGACTGTTTTCCTGACTGAGCAGGGGAACAAGTCCGGCAATCCAATGACGGACATATTTAACTCAGTCACGAACGTTTTCATCATTCTACTCTCATATTTGTATGGGAGAGGAGAGGCTGGACTGTCGTTGGACTTTGAGCAGTTCAATCGAGAAGTGAGGGCTATCACGTATGGTGATGACGTGATTTGCAGCGTTGCGCGTCATGTGAAATATTTCTCTCGGGAGACCGTCTTTAAGGTGGCGGCTGGCTTGGGAATGAAAGTCACGTCGGCGAGTAAGGGAGCAGGAATCATACCTTTGGAGCCTCTGAAGGATTTGTCGTTCATAAAGTTGAACTTCAGAGAGGAGGCGGGGGTTATGATGTGTCCGCTCCCCAAGGATGTCATATGGCGCATGGTTCAGTGGACTGAGCGCGGGAACCTGATTGATTTTCGGGTCCAGAGGGACATTCTTGACGGGGCGATGCGTTGTATGGCGCATCATGGTAGGCAGAGTGTGGAAGACTTTGCACGCCAAGTTAAGGAAGCCGGGGAGAGGGTGAAGTTTGATTATGACCTCTTCTATCTTGATATGATCGAGAAGCAAGAAGGCTATGAGTTTCCCCTCGCCTTGGTGGCCCAGTGTTAGCACATACTGGAAGAGCGATCTTTGGTACATACTCTGTACTGATCGCTTGGGCGCGAGCCTCGACGCGCTCATCCCCGTTTGTCCGCAGTGGTAGCACAATATCAGTGTCTGCCCAGACGGAGTGGGGATCTTT